TAGAACAAGCTAACGACGGTTTCTATTTTGAAGACGAAGAAGGCGATGAAGAAGACACAGCGTATACTTCAGAAGAAGAACCAGAGCACAACGACGATATGACTTTAGCCAAGTTAATGGAAGTTGCAAAAGCTAAAGTGAAACCATCTAAAGGATTAACAAAGAAACAAAAGAGCAACGTTGAAAAGAAAGCTCATAAAGGCAAAAATGTTGGTCACGGTGGATTCGATAAGTTAGCCAAAAAAGCCGCTAAAGAATACGGATCTAAAGAAGCAGGTAAAAGAGTAGCCGCAGCAGCAATGTGGAAAGGCATTCATCGCAAATAAAATAAATACAAATGGACTTAACAAAACTAAAAGGACACGTTCCCGATAGCGTTATCGCGCAAATACCAGGAATTCAAGACAAATTCGAAATCAATACATCTTTAAGACTGTCCCATTTTTTGGCGCAGTGCGGCCACGAATCGGGTGGTTTTAAATTGGTTAATGAGAACTTGAATTACGGAGCAAAAGGTCTAATGGGAATATTTCATAAGTATTTCCCCGACGAAAAGACTGCTTTATTGTACGAAAGAAAACCTGAAAAGATCGCCAATAAAGTGTACGCAAGTAGAATGGGTAATGGCGCAGAAGCAACCGGAGATGGTTGGAAATTCCACGGACGCGGTTTCATTCAATTGACAGGTCACGATAACTACAAAGCATTCTCAACGGCGATAGGAGAAGATTGCGTTGCCAATCCTGAATTGGTTGCAACTAAATATCCTTTGGCATCAGCAGCGTGGTTCTTTCACAAAAATGGATTGCACAAATTGGCGGACGGTGGAGCAACCGATGCAGTAGTTACATCGATCACAAAAAAAGTTAACGGTGGAACCATCGGATTGGAAGACAGAATAAAACATTTCAAAGAATATCACACTTTATTGGGTTAATTCTATGATGATAGACAACAATAGAATATTAGAAATCTTATTGGAAGCGGACGCTGATCCAAACGATCCTAATAAGCAGCCAAACGAAAAACCGGCTAAACCAGCAGGATTCGAAGAGGATCCCATGGGTTTCATCATTCGTAAATACGACGGTCTTAGAAAGACTCTAGAAGAGTTGATGAGCAGCGATTTTAAACAGTATTTGACTGCAATATTTGTTGTTTCTCCAAAGCCAACCACTTTCAAAATCATATTACACAACGGCCAATTCTTTTTCATAACATACATGGGAAAAGGATTTTACGAAGCTAACATAGCTGGAAAAAGGTACTATATGAACAATATTGGTACCAAAGAAAGGGCGATGGAAGCAATCACTAGATTGTTGAAATTTGGAAGTCCACTAAAAACAAAAGGTCCCGAAGGAGCTGAAGAGGCAACAAGACCAGAAGGTGGAGGTTCAACTGGTGGAGGCGAAGGTGGCACCGAAGCTGGAGGTGGAGAAAGTGGGGGAGAAGAAAAAGCAGGTGGAGGAGAAGAGGCTTTAAAAGAAGTAGCCATTATTAAGAACTTATTGAAATTCAAAAATATAGATCATAAGTCGATATTAAAAACGCTATTATTACAAGAAGCGGCAGCTCCCACATTAAAGTCTGCATTACTAACTCAATTACAATCTTTGGGTTTTAAAGGAAAGACGTCTTCAAAACATGGAGCCCATCTAAGATTCAATTTAGAAACTGCAGATGAAGCAGAAAAACAGATAGAAGCTGCTCTAAAAAAAATTAGTCCAAAAAAATTCTACAAATTAACTAAGATTGAAAAAGGCAATTTTGGTGAAGGAGCAAAATCCAGCTCTTTAGATACATACAAAATAGAAGTGATTAAGCCTGTAGCCGGATTAAAAAATGGAGATAGTACTTTTGTGGTAAATCAAGTTACAAAAAAAGGAACAATTGTAGCAAAATCTCTAACTCCAACTAACTTAAATCTCACTAAAAAAAGTTTTACTAGCGAAAATCAATTAGTGTCTTATACTAATAGTCAATTATCTAAAGTTATAAAAAACGCTGAATTAATTAAAGCTTTAAGCGAAACAACTAAAGATATAGCAAAAGGCGCTCATACTAAATTTAAAAAAGTTTCCGATATAAAAGAGCATGAAGATGTAATTACTTTAAGTCCTTCTACAATAAAATTATTAGGTAATTTTAGTTCCGCAGATCTTAACGTTATTGGAAAAGACTTTGGTGAAATACTTGGTGCGATTGAAATGTTGAAAAGCGTACAAGATGCAGGGCAAGGTATTGAATTTCCAAGTGGAAACAATCCATTAGCAGATTTCTTTTTAGACGGATATAGTATATCTTCAAAATATCAAAAAGGAGCAGCCGCATCGCTAATACAAGTTATAAAAGGAATAAATCCCAAAAGCCTAGAAAAATATCCAGACCAATTAAAACTATATAAAATATTACAAACAGCTGTTGAAAGCGATACAGCTGAAAGTTATATTAACGTGGCTAAATTAATTAAATCGAAAGGTTTAAATGCTTTAGCATCAGCTTTAAAAGTTGCACCAAAAGAAATTACAGCTCAATTTATAAATGATGAATTGGTCAGAATGTTTAAAGACAAATCCAAAGAGCAAAAAACTAAAATTTTAATGTCTAAATTTAGATCTTTCTATGAAACTATAGGAAGAAGTCCAAAAAAAGAAGGTCTTGATTGGGACAAATTGGGTAATACTTATTACGGATTAATACTATCGCCTTTAGCGTACAGTGTTGCGGATGAATTAAATGCCGATTCTAAATATGTAAAAGCGTTAAAAGAAATTCTTTCTAAAGTTGAAGTTAAACAAATATATTTGGATTTTAATTTAGGTAAAAATTCTGCTACTTTTAAATTAAGGAATTTTTCTAGCGCTAATTTTAAATTTGCTACTAACGTATCTTCTTATAATCCTACCAATTCTAAATTAGCATTTTCTTTAGTTAATTAATATTTTAATTTACATAAAAGATAAATTGTGCCCTGTCAAAAGATCGGATTATATTTGTCTAAATAAGTTACAATGTCAAACAACCCACAATACAGAACTATCACCACAACCCAAGGAGATACAGTTCATTTAGTAGAATTACAAGGAGAAAATCCAAAACCACATTCAATACACGAAGCTGCTTGGACCTACGCAGACGGCAGACAAGAATATTACATTTATGGTCTAAAACACACCCAATCTTCATGGGAAAAGGCGATTACGTATTACAAGAAGACAAAAAGAGTCTCCAACAACGATCAAGAGTAATAACATATTTATAATAAATAAATTTTCATGAAAAAAACTATTGTTATAGCTATAATATCGGTTATACTTGCTTTTTTGTTATACGATTATTTTGCGCCGCATAAAAGATTTGATACTAAACCTTACGATGCAAAAATAGATTCTTTACAAAAAGAAAACGATTCTCTGTTTAGGGAAAACGATTCTTTGGACGTAAAAGAACAGCAGTTAGAAGTGTACAATACTCAACTTACTGTGCAAGCAAAAGATCTTAAAAATACTATTGAAGAAATAAAAAAGGACAATTCTCACATAGAAAAAGTTAATGCGTATACTCCAACGCAAGTTGATAGTTTTTTCATTAACAGATACACGTCGTCATACAAACAATATTCAATAGACACAACTCATTTACCATTACCTGTATCAAAAGCAGTAGTCATTGACGTATTGGAACTTGACAAAACTAAAACTGTGCTATTTCATACGGATAGTTTAGTAAATGTTCAAGATCAAATAATTAACACTAAAGACGGAATTATTACTACGTTAAGGTCTAAAGAGACAAATTATCAGTCTGTAATAAAAAACCAAGTTCAACAACAGGAAAATTATAAGATTCAAATCGCTGGATTAAAGAACGATTTAAAAAGAACAGATAGATCTATAAAATTTCAAAAAGTAAAAACTTTTGTTTTAGGAGCGGCAGTAATAGCTTTGGCCGTAACTCACAAATAATATGCCAGCCGAAGGAATAAACATACAAGAGAAGATTAAAGAGGAGTACGTAAAGTGTGCCACAGATCCTGTGTACTTCATGAAGAAGTATTACATGATCCAACACCCACAAAGGGGTCGACAAATGTTCGATCTTTATCCATTCCAAGAAAAAGTATTGAAGCTTTTCCAAAAATATCCGGATTCTGTTATCAACAAATCAAGACAGTTGGGGATTTCTACGTTGGTATCCGCGTACTCTTTGTGGCTTATGATGTTTCAAAGGGATAAAAACGTACTTGTAATCGCGACCAAACAAGACACGGCCAAAAACATGGTAACCAAAGTAAGATTCGCTTACGATAATTTACCTGAATGGATGAGAAAAATTACGAAGTCCGTGTCAAATAACCAACTCAGTCTTAAATTGACCAACGGTTCTCAAATTAAAGCTGTATCCGCAGCTGGAGACGCAGGCCGTTCTGAAGCTGTATCTTTATTAGTAATAGATGAGGCCGCGTTCATTGACAACATTGAAACAATTTACACAGCCGCTAAAATGACCTTGGCCACAGGGGGTGGTTGTATAGCGCTATCTACTCCTAACGGTGTTGGTAACTGGTTTCACAACACTTACACTAAAGCCCAAAAGCAAGAAAATAATTTTTTACCCATATCTTTGCCTTGGACTGTACACCCTGAAAGGGACATAGAATGGAGAAAGCAACAGGACGTTGATCTTGGGGTAAGAATGGCGGCACAAGAGTGTGATTGCGATTTCGCAACTTCGGGTAACACTGTCATAGAACCAGAAATATTGACTTGGTACGCTGATAATTGCATAAAAGAACCCCTTAATAGAGAGGGACTCGACAGAGCTCTATGGGTGTGGGAATATCCAGATCCTATGAGATATTACATGGTGGTTGCCGACGTTGCCAGAGGAGACGGGATGGACTATTCTGCGTATCACGTGATAGACGTAGACACTTTAACGCAAGTTGCAGAATACAAAGCCCAAGTGGACACTAGATACTTTGCCAACGAGTTGATTTCAATTGCCACCAAATACAATCGAGCGCTATTGGTGATAGAAAACGCCAATATCGGATGGGACGTAATTCAATCTGTACTAGAAAGTGGATACAACAACATGCACTACAGTCATAGAGCTGATAACAGCGCTGACTTTCAAACTTACCTATCTGTTCACAACGGAAATAACACGTTAGTTCCAGGTTTTACTATGGCGACTAAGATAAGACTTAACGTCATAGAGAAGATGCGCGATTTCATAGAAAATAAACAGGTGGTTTTTAGATCAATAAGATTATTGGACGAGTTAAGAGTATTTATATGGAAGAACGGTAAGCAACAGGCCATGCAGGGTTACAACGATGACTTAGTAATGTCCTTTGCGATTGCGATGTTTTTAAGAGAGACTTCGGTTAGATACAAAAAAGCTGCTGACAGTTTGACAGTATCTGTAATGAATAACATAGGTAAGAGTTCGTCTGACATGGGATTCTATAATTCTAATAGTACAAACACGCAAAATCCTTGGAACATGAACGTATCTGCCCCAGGCGGAGATTACGTACAAGATCTAACTTGGTTATTAGGATAAAATAAAAAAATATTATGGCGCAAGCAGAAATTAAAAAAGATAACATATTCGCATCGCTTAGGAGATTATTCTCTACCGATGTGATCATAAGAAATACTGGATCCAAAGGCGGTAGTAGTCTTACTGTAATGGATCCTGACAACATTCAAACTAACGGTGTTATACAGACCAATTCTTTGATAGATAGGTTCCATAAAGTATACACTACATCGACTGCTTACGGCGTTAATTTAAACTTAGCGCAAAACTACCAATCTGCTCGTGTACAAATATACGCTGATTACGATGCGATGGATACTGATGCGATCATCTCTTCAGCATTGGACATTATTGCCGATGAGTGTACTTTAAAAGACGAATACGGTACATTATTACACATAACTTCGGCTGACGAAAATATACAAAATTTATTGGAGCAATTATTTTATTCTGTGTTAAACATAGAATTCAATCTTTGGGGTTGGGTTAGAAACATGTGTAAGTACGGTGACTTCTATTTAAAAATGGAAATATCTGAGAACTTTGGAATTTACAAC